AGATAAAGAATGTACTGTAGCATTATCTTTATAATAAGCATCATGATTTCCTGGTATCATATACAGCTCAAACTCATCAAACAAATCTAAAAGTTTATCTGTAAAGTGTAAAGTTTTTACATTAATTTCATCTCTGTAGTGAAATAAATCTCCACCAAAGATAATTTTATTAATATTTTTCTCTTTAAGCTCTGATGTAAACCACTTTGCCCATTTATACGTTACATCTAACCAGCGCTCATTGTTTTGATGAACACCTATATGCAGATCAGTAAAGAAAGCTATTTTATATTTTTCCATTAATAATAGAGCTCTTTATCGTAGTCTTTCTGAGGAGCCATTTTAGGTATTTCTTCTTCCTGTGCTAATTCACCATAGACTTGTTCTTGATAATCATTAATTGTCTCTCTATATTTCTTTTCTTTTTTTATTCTATTAATGAAAGCATGATATGCGATTGTAGTAAAATAAGAAAATGGATTTGAAGTAGACTCTAAATTAAATTTTTTATTTTTTACAGCTGCAATCATTTTAACTACTGCATCTCCAATCATTTCATCTTTGTAGCTATAATTAATAAAATTAGGAGAATAACTTAAACCGACTGCAATCTTATAAACTGACTCAGCAAGTTCATCTTCTAAATTATCTGTTTTATAGTATTCAGTTAAACGACCTAAAAACTCTTTTGGACTTACATAGTAAGCCTTTTTATTAGCTTTTTTCTTTTTTGGTTTCGGTTTCGCTTCTTTCATTATAACTTGTAAATTTGTATTTTATATCCTCGTTGTCATATAAGGTTAAACGCTCTTCAACGTGTCGCTGCCCATACCGTAGATTATCAGCGATATCAAAGATTATAAGCTCTTCTTTATCAGTATGCAACCGTAAACCTCTTCCGATACTTTGAACGATTTTTATTTTAGCTTTACCACCACCGGCGAAGATAATATAATGTAAATTTTTAATGTTGATACCAGTAGAGAATATTTTTGATATAGCAACAACAACTATATTTTTCTTTTTCTCCATATAGTTTTGTATTCGTTTTCTCTCATCTGTCTCAACACTTCCTTGTATAAAATATACCTTTTTCTTTTTACATATTTCTTGTAATGCAGCTGTTAATAGCTCACCGTGTTCAATATAATCTACAAGTATAAGAGCATTGTTGTCGAGTTTTTTACATAGCTTAGATATAAGGTTATTTCTGTATACGTTACTTCTTATAAATTCGCTCTCTTGCAGATAAAATGCATTACTATTATTTCCTTGATATATTTGATTAGTAGGAGTATTATAGTTTATTTCTAGTACATGAACACGAGCAGGAGTAACATATTTTTCGTCTCGTAACTCATGAGCCATTTTTTCGTATAATCTAGGACCAATCTTACCAAAAATATTCCAAGCGTCTAAATTATCAGGAGGTAAGGTTCCTGTAAAACCGAAGCGGTTGTTAGTTTTTACTTTGCATAAAATTTTGTTTACTTTATTACCCCTTCTAAGTTTATGTACCTCATCAATTATTAATAAGTCTATATGTTCAATCCATGATATATCTTGCTTAGAGCTTTGTAGTATACCTAAATTAGCTACTATAACATTCGAGGATAAATTAAGTTCATCTTTACCTGTCCATTTAGAAGTAGAATATGATGTTTTATATTCTTTAAAGTCTCCTTTTGTCTGATTAACCAATCCTAAATCAGGAACAATAATTAAACATTTGAAGTTCTTACTAAAATTTTGATAATAGTACTCAAGCAATCCTGCCATGGTAAGAGTTTTACCCCCTGCGGTCGCTAGTACTACGGTTCCTCTCCCAGTATTAATGCATTTGTTTATTATCTCTTGTTGATAATCTCTAAACGAGAGAGATAAATCATAGTTATTAACTTTTTCTTTCTTTAAAGAAGGTATTAAGGTAGATGTTACCTTTTCTTCTATTGTGTATTCTATTTTTTTATCTGTACAAAAGTTTACTATTTCGAAAACTAATCCAACATCTACTTTGCCGTTATTTGATATTACATATGTTCGAGAAGGAACAAACCTCCCCATACGTCTTTGAAAATGAGCCGCTTCATTCTTAACGCTAAAGTGTTCTCTTATTATGTTTAATTCTGGACCTTCAATTACAACTTGAGAACAGGAATGATAACTAATATTAATCATTGCATCTCTAGTTTCATTAATTCTACTAAGTTTTTAATATCGTTAGTAGCGAAACTTATATTCTTGTAAATGTTTTCAACGTGTTGAATAATTAATATTTCGTTTTCTATCTTATTATCTATAACTCGTATATCTTTTTTCTTACTCACTGCCTTTTCAGCAATAGATTTATTAACCATTACCGGTTGAGTATTTTGATATTCTTCAATTTTTTCTTCTAAAATAGTAAATCGTTGGTTGCGATATTTATTAAGTTTAATTTTATGATTAATTAAACGAGCAGACCATTTATGTTTATTATTAACAAGCTTTTCTTGTACTTCTGTAACATTGAGCCTATCGATATTAGTATCAATACTAGATTCTATAGTATACTGCTCAATGATCTCATCAATATTCATATATTTATTCTAGTGACTTTTTCAGAAAATCAACTAATTAATCTTTGAGAAATAAATAATTAAAATGCCGCTTAAACTATTTAACCAATTAGTAACAAGATATTTAACTGATAATACATTAGCTGGTGTCGGTATGGCCGCAACTGGAGGTCAAGGAGGAGGGGATTATAGTTCTAGCGATACATATGCTCCAGGAGACGCGAGATTACCCAAAGTATTAGGAGCTACAATTAAACGTAAAGGTAAAGTTAAGAAAAAACGGAAAAAAAAACTAAACGAAAGTAAAACTATATATGATTATTTGCTCTTCCCGCCAGAAAGTGATGAACATAAAAAAATAGTAGCAAATATCGCAAAGTTACAAAACAATCCAGATGAAGCTTATAGAGGTATATCATCCGCTGAATATAAAAACTTAAAGAATGATGGTTTTGTAGTTTCTAGAGGAGCAGGTAACACTCGTAAAGGTATAACTGGTTCATATGTATCAGATGATATACAATTAGCTGGGCGTTTTGCATTTCATGAGTATAAACAAAAAGGAAGAGCTTATTTGTTAGTATTAGATAGAGATAAATTACCAGAACTTAACCCTGCAGACGAAGGTAATTATTGGACTGCTCAAATTCCGTTAGATGCTGTAAAACAAGCTATAAACTTGCAAGATTTAGCTAAGTGATAAGTAACTACATATGCCAAGTGCGGCAAAACAAAAAGGTAACGCCTGGGAGCGTGATGTAGCAAAAGATTTAAGTGAAACGTTTAATGAAAATTTTATTAGAGTTCCAAATTCCGGAGCCTATACTGGAGGCGCTAACGTTTTCAGAATTGATCAACTAACCGAACAACAAAAACGAATGATGGATGGTGATATTATGGTACCTCCATGTCTTTCTCGTTATAAAATTGAATGTAAAAATTATAAAGCGTTTGATTTCCATCAATTATTCAACGAAAATAAAACTTTAGATAAATGGATAAAACAAGCTGAGTTTGGATTGCTTTGGTTTTTAGTTATTAAGGTTACTCGTAAAGGTTCTTTTATTTTGTTTCGTAAGGAAATTAGTAAACATTTCTCATACAAAAATTACTTGAGTTATAAAGACAAATATGTTATAACTGATTATAAAGAATTTTGGCAGGAAAACGCCGATGCAATTAGAAGACTTAACGAAGATTCCACAATTGAGTTATAAATTACCGGGCTCTTACTTTAATCTCGTTAATTTTACGCCGGTAATAGAGTATATACACAATAATTCAGTTAAAAGTATATCAGAATTTGATTCTGACGTTAAGCTTAACAATACCCAACATAAAAAGTACGTATTTCATTACTTTATATACTATACATGTGAGATACTTAAGGTACATAACAAGAAGTTTAAGCCAGTAATCTATTTCGATGTAGATACTAAGCTA